TTGACCGTTTATAAATATATCAAATCTAGCGTGTTCCTTACGAAATGGACGTAAAAATAATTTTAAATCCTTCATCTTTACATTATCAAGTTTCCATATATAATATGTTGGATGTGTCAAATCATGTGCAACCAACTTATACTCATCTGGTTCATGTACTTGTGCCAATATTTTTGCTAAATCCTTTATTGCCATTTTATTTCTCTATAAATTTACCAGTTACACCAAATTCATCTGTATTTTCCAAAATATAACCCAAATCAGTTTGAGTTGATTGTAAATCATCTGGATACGAACCACCAACCGAAAGTGAACCTGTTGAAAAATTAAACTCTATTTCACTATTACCATAAGAACCGGTATATGAATATTTATGATGTGGTATGAATACTCCATTTATATATACCCTAAACCAATCATTAGTATCAAATACACCATTTAATTCTGGTGGTAATTTTGGTAATTCTACATTTGATAATTTAAATGTATCAGCATCTACAAAAGTTGCTTGTTGCGAACCACGAATTGACATAAAATCAATTATATCTGAATATTCATTGTATAATCTCTTTTCTACTGTTGAGTTTGTTACACCACCTTGATTTAATCCTGTTAAATCAGTTTCAGTACCCCAAACTACTTTTTTAGGAGATATGGATTTCTTGTGTGTACTTTGATTATCAAATTGTTCAGGTAAAAGGTAAGCATTTACTACCATAGTAAAGTTTGTTCTAACAATTCGTTGAGAACCTTCACTTATTTCTGTTGTATTATCAAATGAATCTATTTTTGTTCTAAATTTGAATCCACCCTTATCTCCCCAATATTCATCTGTTGCATATTGGAAGGCTTCAACAATTTTATTCATATGTTCAGTAAAATCTGTCCAAATTATTACCTCATATGTTATACTAACATAATCAGGTATAATAATATCAAATAATTCAACTGGTTTTTGTGTTCCAGTCATTGCAGAGAACTTATCGTACTTATGTTTTTTAGAATATCGTGATATTGATGGATATGAAACGTGCCTATTCATTGTATTTGATAGAGTATCGTTTCTTTCGATTGAGTTTCTCTTAAACATTACCAAAGGAATTTGTAATACACCCTTTTTATCTCGTAAAAATCCATCTTTTTGTACAGATTTCCATCTTTCAGGATTTCCATACACAACTGGTATCTTTTGTTTCTCTTGGAATATCTCAACAGTAGGCAATACAGTATCAATCATATGTTCTGCGATTGCTAAATCAACATCATATAATTTTACACCCTTACCTTTTTCAATACTTTCTTTTTTGTATTGAAGAGCTCTATTTGGTTTTATATTTTTTAATGGGTCAATTGCCATTAGTGATATATCCTTTCATCTATTTGAATTTGACTTCTTCTTACCATAAATCCAACACCAATCAATGTATTACTAGAATCTTCGAAAGTATTTGTATTTTTATCGTAAATTTGTGGCTGACCTCCAATTAATTGATTTTCTCGTATGTTATCCATTTCATAATAGATACCATCAAACAATATTACATCACCAATCTCAGGAAAACCAACTGTTGTGTTTTGAATTGCTTCTGTTGGTATTAATGTACCATTTACATCTCTAATTTTAGGAACTGAGTGTGATGTTTCTCGTAATCTCTGAATATTAAACCTAAATTCAACTGCTTGTTGTTTATCTGCACCGAATCCTTCGTAAACTACATTCATTGGTTCTCTATCTACAATTGCCATAAGAGTAGAAGGTGCTCTCCATACTTTACCAAGAGATTCACCATATAAATTAGTTTTAGTTTCACCCACAGATACCTTGAACAAGGTTACTGCTTGTTCTACAACATAATCAACTACCTCTTCTGAGATAGTTTTTATGAAATCCAAATCTTTTGAGTTAAAAAACTTTGGCATAACGTTATCCTATATAAATTGCTAATGGAACTTTGTTAATGATTGTTTGTTGTTGGTCAACCATTGCAGCTTCATTTTCCATTCTTACTTTTTTACTTACTTCATTTAAATTTTCTCTTAGTTGTTCAATAAGAGTATCTTTTTCACTTTGTGCTTCCGCTCTTAATGATGCCCCATCTAAAGAAACCTCAGAACCTGGTATTGGAACAGTAGAATATTTTTCTCTAACTGCACCTAACATCTCTTTTGCTAAAGCAAGTGTATATTTTCTAATCCATTGTTTACCAACATCATTGATTTTAATGTATTGTGCAAAGTTGTATCCTATATTTGAGTAATCTGATACTACATTTGGAAGTACAATACTACTTGCATCTCTAACATCCTTTACTACTTGATATTCAAAGTGAAGTTTGTAGTTTGAGGTTGGTTTTGGTAAAATTGTTATTTTATTGTTTACTATATTGAATGAATGTGCAGATTTTCTCATTTGGTCATTGAATTCAATCTGTTGAATCCTTAACATATCCTCATAAATTGGCATCATTATAAATTGTGCCGCTGGTGAGAATGAACCAAATCCAAATTCATCAACTAAGTTAAGTGTTCCTTGTCCACTTACCGAATAAGGGTCAAAGAATCTGTTAATTGCTGGAGTTGTTTCGTAATATACCTTAGTAATATCTATTCTTTCACTACTTTCAGATACATCACCATAAAGAGCTTGTAAATCATATTGTTGTGAACCAGTATTTATATCAATTGAACCTCTTTTAATATCTGCTCTACCACCTACATTTGCAAGATTACCATATCCTTCTGATATTGCTACTACATTACTTAATTCCGAACCATTTACTGATTGACCAGTAAAGTTAGAGCCGGTTGGTTTTCCTTCAAGAGAACCTAAATTATTTCTTATATTAAACTGATTTACCTGTGCAGAATATTCTGATACTGCTTCTTCAAAAACTGCGAAGAAATTATCACCTTCTAATTCAACATCTATTATAGGATATCCTAATCTTTTAGCACACCATGATGCAACTTTTGGTGCATCTGATACGAATGATGTATCAGCATCATAAATTCCAAATGGGGTAGAGGAACCTGATGTAAAGCTTGCAGTTCCAGTCCAAATTCTTGCTTGGGACATATTATTTCTCCTTACTTATTTCAATTATACTCTTATAAATATAAAATAATTAAAAAGGAAGGTATAATATAAAAAAAAGAGGGGAACTTTCGAACCCCTCTTAATTTAATACACTATGTATTATCTATTATAAAGCATTTAAATCTTTAACGTAGATTTTACCATAGAATTCAGGTCTAACCATTTTCTTAGCGTATCTTGTCATAACTCCTCTTCTTGGAGTGAAGTTAGTCGGGTCATACACTAGAGGTGTCATGATTAATGGTACATACGGTGCATAAACAGCTCCAGTTTCAAGGAAATTACTTCCTTTAAATCCTAACAAGATTTCGTTTGAAGTCATGTAAGGGTTTTTGTAAACTGTGTATCTGTTTGCAATAGAACCAACAGTAGTTACACCAGCTGCGAAAGATGAAGCATCTTTATCAGCAGATACATTAAATCCTGGGATAGATTCTAAAATAGTACATACATCAGGAGAAGCAACTACGAAGTTAGCTCCACCTCTTAAAGTCAATTGGTGAATCTTGTTCGATACTTTGTTAAGTTTCGCACCAAGAGTCTGGAACCAAGAGTTCTTAGTATAAGCAGCAGCGTTTCCACCAGCTATCCATGAAGAACCATCGTACTCTTCACCTAAAGTTACTGACCAGTATTCAGTAGTTAAAGCATTAGCTTTTAACATATCAAGGATTTCAAGGTCAATCTCTAGTGAGATGTACTCTGATAACATTGAAGTTAATTCAGCTTCAGCATCGATACTGTGGTAAGCATTTAAATCTTGAGCCAATTCAGGAGTCCATACAGCCTTAAGTTTTCTTGTCTTAGCAACAATTGCTTCAGACTTCAACTCTAGGTCTACTTCTGGAATTCCTATATCAGTTGCAGGTTCAGATGGAGAACTATCTTCGAAGTCTCCTCTGTTTGCAGCGATTGGTTGTTGTGAATACTTTACTGAATCTAAAGTTGTTGGGTTTGCAGCACCATCAGCTTTTACGAAAAAGTAAAGGTTAGATGAATCAGCGTATGAATGTGCAGAATACTGAGCAGAAAAATCTGAATCAGAAACTACGAATGAACGTACACCATCAACATCAGGTCTAGTAAGTGTTGATTTAGCAACTCCTACTTTTGCAATATTACCAGCAGCGATTGAAGCTGATAATGATGAATCAAATCCAACATCAGACCATGATGCAGATGCGAATGATGCTACTGCAGCATTTGCTTCTGTTACGTCATTTACTGAATATCCGAATCTACCATCTCCGTAAAGACCGTTTACAGCAGAATCAGTTGAACCTAGGTCATTTCCTGTACCACCAAATAGTGATTTTCCACTAAATGCTGGGTTACCTGCTTGTGCAGTACCATACTTAAAGTCTAAGTAAAAAATTAGACCAGAAGGTAAGTTCATTGGTTGAACACTAACGAATTCTTTCGATGCGATTTCACCGAAGATTCTTCTTACTAGAGGAAGGGCTACACCACTCCACTCTTCGTTACCACCACCTGTACCGGTTGCAGTAGCTTCATCAAGCAATTGTTTTGCTTGGTTTTCTAACAATACAGATACCTGTGATTGTTCTCTCTCTCCTAAACCTTCAAGAAGTCCAGTTTGTTCCCATTTTCCTTTAAGTTCTCTTGTCTCAGCAAGCATTACTTGTTGTGGGTTCTTTCCTTCCATCAATTTAGATAAATCAAAATTTGCCATTTTTATTTTTCCTTTTTTTTGGGTTAAAATTAGTTAATATTAGCAAGTTTCTTGAATCTATCAGCCATCGTATTAGTTGATTCAGCTATTACTTCTTTCGAAGGAGCAGTTGATGCAACTGGTTTAGATGCGAATGATTCAGTAATTTTCTTACTAACTTTTTGTTTTTTTGAAGTTCCGTTAATCTTAAACGATTCAGCTAAAGTGCTAAATACAAGTTTAACTTCTCTTACATTACCTGTTCTGTCTAATGTCTCAACAACTTTCATTTTTTGGTCATTGTTTAAGTCATATGAACGGAATAATTTGTTTGTATAAAGTAATTTTGCATTAAGCAAGTTTACTTCATTGATTGTAGTTTTAAGTTCCTTGATTGTACTCATTGCTTCTTTTAATTCAGCTTGAGCTTCTTCAAGTTCATTAGTTTCTTCTACAACTTCTTCAGAAACTTCTTCGTCTGATTCTTCTTCTTCTCCGTATCCCATTTCTTTTAGGATTTCGTCTAAGTCGATTTCTTCATCATCAGATTCTTCTGATACTTCTTCTTCAGAGTGGTCTTCATCACCTTCTTCAGAAATTTCTTCTTCTTCAGATTCTTCACCTTCATTGTGGTGTTCATCTTCGTGAGATTCGATTTCATCAGATGCGATATCAGCAACTTCTTCCTCTTCTTCATCATCAAGTTCTTCTTCAAGTTCTTTAATGATAGCTTCAAGGTCAAGTTCATCTTCTTCTTCTTCTTCTGCTACTTCTTCTTTAGATTCTTCAGAGTGAGTTTCATCAACTTCCTCATCAGATTCTTCTTCTTCAGCAACAACTTCAGATTCTTCAGATACTTCTTCTTCAGATACTTTTTCTTCTTCAGCTTCTTCAGCAACAACTTCAGTTTCTTCAGATACTTCTTCTGTTTCTTCAGATACAGTTTCAGTTGATTCTTCAACTTCTTCTTTATCTTCTTCTTCAGTTACAGTTTCTTCGGATACTTCTTCTGTAGCTTCTTCAACTGTTTCAGTTTCTTCTACTACTTCGTTTTCTTCAATTTCTTCTGAATCTTCACCTTCTTCAATTTCTTGTTGAAGTTTCTGAGATAGAATAGATTGTAAACGAGGTGTAAAAGCTTCCTCAAGAGCTATCTTAGCATTTGCAATTGCAGTTTCTCTAACGGCTTTTGCATCAGCGATAGCTTCTTTTAACAAATTTGAGTTTGCCATAATAATATACCTTTCGATTATGTGTTTGTGAAAATATTAAGGGATTTTCAATGGAAAATTAATAAATCGGTTTTTCGGTCACCCTACATAAGAACTCGTGGGTATTCATAAACCTTTAAGTATGAACCTACATTCGGTAGGTTATTCAGTATATAAATATACAATCTATAACAAAAACGTTATTTTCTTGTATTTTTATTTTTATCTTCTTTTTTTTGATTCTTTGGTTTTTTCTTCTTTTTAGTGTAAAACCTTATTGAAGTATCACCATCATCTATCTTACCAAGTATGGTTTCCTTCTGTTGTTCTCTAATAGCTTGTTGTTTTTGTTTTCTACGAACTGTTGTGGGTTTTGTGTAGTATCGTCTTTCTCTCAGTTCTAAAAGATGTCCTGAATCAATTGTTCTTCTTTTTAATTTTTTTAATGCTCTGTTAATATCTCCTTTGATAACTTTAACAGAAACGATTGCATTTTTTTTACTCATTCTCCTTAATTTATGTGTAACGTTATTTTATATAAGTATATACGTTTGAAGTTTTAAGAACCTTTACCTGTTCCTGATTTTCTTCCTTTGGTATGTGTAGAAACATTGATAGGTTTCTTACCCTGTCCTGCAGATGATTTACCACCTCTATTAGATTTATTTTGTGCTGCTCTTTTTCTACGAGTTGCAGATTCTTTTTCTTTTTTACTCATAGATGCGGCTTTCTTGGCAGGAACACATTTAGCATATCCTTTCTTTTTACCACTTGTACCACATGGGGGATGTTTACCACTTTTATCTTT